CGCCACTTGAGCGGCAGCATTTCTATTAGTCTGCCAATCAACCGCATTAGCACCCCTAGCGTTACCGCCTGTTGCTGATGAAGTAGTCTTTTGTGCTTGTAGTGCGCCTGTTCCTAAAGGTTGCAGGACTAATGGGGTATTTGTACCGCCAGTAGCGTAAATGCCGGGATAAGAAGCATCACCAATAACTTGAACATAAGTAGTTGAAGCTGTGCCTAATGAAGCTGTACCAGTTGAGCCTAAAGTAGTAAATGTACCAGCGGCTGGGGTTGTTGCGCCAATGACGGTGTTGTCGATAGTACCGCCAGTAATTGCTACAGCATTGGCGTTTTGTGTTGCCATTGTGCCAAGACCAGTTACATCACCAGTTACTAAGGCTCTAAATGTTGGTGTTCCTGCGCTTCCGTTTGGTGCGGCTAAAACATAATTGGCTGTTTTACTAGCATAAGGGTTCTGTGTATCGCCATAACCGCTTGCAAGGCTTACTACAGGGGTTGTAGTACCTGTAGCCACATTTACAGGCGCAGTTCCGCTAACGCTGGTTACTGTGCCGCTACCTTTGCTGTTAAAAGTGTTCCAATCTGTGCTTGTAAGGTAGCCACTTACGCTTGTTGTGGCTGCTGGTATAGACAAATGACTTGCAGAAGTGCCAGACCCTGTTAATGGTGCATCAGCCGTAACCGCAGTTAAATAAGCCCCCGCTGGTTGTTTGTTATTAAATGTAGTCCAATCTGCTGCACTTAAAGCTCCACGGTTAGTAGCAGAAGCAGTAGGCACATTAAGCGTAATTACGGGTGTTGTAGTACCTGTTGCAACGCTGGATGACAGGTCAGTACCCGTTGTACCTAAAGTCAAAGCAGCAACGCTTGTGACCGTTCCTACGCTAACAGAGCCACCTAAATTAATTGCAGAACCATTAATAGTAATTGAGCTATTTGTTAATCCACTGTTTGGGATTGTAGCATTAATTTGGCTTGGTGCAATACTAATCGTTGTATTGCTTGCCGCTGTTAACTGTCCTTGAGCATTTACCGTATAGGTCGGCACTGTACTTGCGGAACCATAACTACCAGCTGTTACTGCCGTGTTGGTAATATTAAACTGTGTGCCAATAAGGGTTAATCCAGTTCCTGCTGTGTAGGTACCTGCGCCCGAGAACTGAACCCAAGTAACCGCAGTAACGCCCAGTGTGCCACCGGGGTCAACTGTGCACACCCAACCAGTGTCAGCCTGTGTAGTGCCCTGCTCAACAAACACAAAGGCGGAGACTAACTCGTTCCAAGTGTCTGCATCCAGCGCACGTGTCCATGGCCCCGAGGAAGATACATAGATACCATTTTGTGACGATGTGCTTTGGTTTTTAACCAATACTCTACTAGACGATGTTGTTACACCGTCAATAGTCTGCTCTCCAGATAGCGTGATGCTGGTTGTGGTCGCAACCAGTACTGGCTGTTTAGGTGCTAAACCCTGCGCAACAGAGTCAACATACTGCTTTGTTGCTAACTGTAATGCACTAACTGGATCTTGTGTTACTGTAACGCTTGTCAAACCACCTAATGTAAGGCTTGTTGCCCCTAGAGCAATATTAGTAGTGCCAATTGTCAGAGAGCTGTTTGTCAATTGGGCGTTACTGATAGTGCCACTTAGGTCTGTAGTCGGAATGGTGCTGCTTGCAGTCAGTGCGGCAGTTCCGCTACCTTTTACATAACCAGTTAAAGTAATTGCGCCAGTGCCCCCACTAGCAACACCCAGTGTGCCTGCTAAAGTTACAGCGCCTGTAGATGCTGTTGATGGTGTCAATCCAGATAAAGATGTCTGAAAAGTTGTCACACCCCCCGGCGCACCGTTAGATGCAGCAGTAATGCGACCATACGCATCCACTGTTAAGTTTGTATTAGTGTAGCTACCTGCTGATACAGCAGTTGTTACTAGATCCAACACTGGCGTTGTGCCGCCAGTGGATGATATTCTGCCCGCTGTGCCAGATACCGAGGTTACATAGCTACCAGCTGCTTGTTTGTTGTTAAATGTCGTCCAGTCTGTGCTGCTTAAATATCCGTTTGTTGTACTACTCGCCTGACTAATACTAATATTAGGCGTAGTACCGCCCGAGGAAGAGATTGGTGCTGTCCCCGTTACCGATGTTACCCCACTAGCAGGTAAGTTTTCCCAGCCTGTTGCGTAGTCTGCGTTACTGGTTTTATATAAAATCTGTCCGGTTGTTCCGCCGGTTGGTATTCCCACTCCCGGATTACCCTGCGGCCCTTGTGGGCCTGTGGGTCCTTGCGGACCAACTACATTACCACAGTCTACTGTGGCACCTGTTGTTTCAGTTAAAATTAAATGGCCTGAGCCATTAATTGTTGCTGTAGTAAAGCCCGGAATTGGGCCTGTTACAGATGATGTGCCATCCGTGTAATAGAAAATTAAATCATAATTACCAAGTAAAGAAACTGAAGTAATTAGTTTTCCGGGTGAGACAGCATTAGCAATGTTAGAGATTAACGTTTGCTTTGATACTCCACCTTGTACTACTACCGTTACCTCGTTGCCAGTTAGGCTTGTGGCGACCGGTAGGTTGGTTATCGGCTGATTTGACATGTTTTCTTATGTATAAGTAAATCCACCATGGGCAGTTGATGTGCCAAATGGGGAAATTACAGTCACATCTGCTAGACCTGCCATGTATGCTGGAGTAATAGCTGATATTTGGATTGAGCTAATAAGGGTAAATGTGGCTGGTATGCCAGCAAATTTTACGGTGTCCACGCCCGTAAGATTATTACCGTTAATTAACACGTGTGTGCCACCTGTGTGGGATCCTGTGTTAGGGCTAACTGATCCAATTACCGGATTTAAACTCATTGTAGAATACGGTGAGTTGTTTGTGTAAGACAAATCTCCAGTATCTCCACCAACGGGTGGTGTACCTTGAATAAAGATTGAATCTGGCCCTTCAGTAAATCCGCCAGGTAATGTTATTTCGGTTGGTTGCAACGCAACTGATACGTCTGGTCTAGGAAAACGTAATGCAATATTTTCTGTTTGTAGTGCCGGTAAACGCCAAGGATCAAAATTATCTTTGTCTTCAGCGCATACTCTCATCCCTGGGAAATTGGGATCTGGCATTAAATCGACATACGGAAACTTCCTATTGCAGCGGTCACAGACCGCTACAGATAGGACAGAATTTCCGCGAGTGTCAAGATAAACAGGCATTTATTGCCTTAAATTGCTGATGCTAGTGCTTGACCGTCATTTTGAATCAAAAAGCCTTCAATATAGGCGGCAACGTGTTGCGAAGAGCTATCGCTTGTTGAAAAAGCAAAAGTTAAATCTGCTTTTTGTTGAAACACATTTGGTGCATAACGGTGTACATCCACGAACAATGTAAAGCTAATTTGCGCGGTAGAAAGATTAATACCGTTTGTGGAATTAGTCAAATTGTAGAAAATGTATACATTGCTAGATAAGCTGCTACCAGACCAAGCATTAATACGGTTAAGGTAAAATGTGTAACCATTTGGTACAGTGTACACTGTCATTTGGCTACGACCTAAACCCGGGTTAATCTGAGCGTAAGTTGTACCACCGTTTGAAACAGTAATTGTTCCAACGTTGCTAACTTGACCAGAAGCTACGGCAGTCATAACTATGCTATTAATACGCAAAAATTTATTAACTGTAGTTACGCCAGTTGTACCATTTAATGCTACAACTTCGGTTAACTGATTGTAGTTAGCATCAAGACCATTGATAGTTACTTTTGCTGGGCTTGCATCTGTTGCAGATGAGCTAGCCACAGTCATGGTCAAAGCGGTGCTAGGGAATGTATATGCTGTTGCATTTTCCCATAATGGGATTGACGTGCCTGCCACTGCAGCATTGTAACCATTAATATTAACTACTGTGTGACCCATAATTTGGTTACGGGAAACTTGTAAGTCAAACGGTTCTGTGCGACCAACTTTGGTAACAGATTCGATTGCTGCCGGAATGTTTTGTAGATTTGTTACTAGATTCGATGCCATAATTAATTTCCTTTTAAGTTAATGCGGGGGCCAAAGCCCCCGAGGCAATTAATTAGTTGTTTGTGTAGCCAGAACCGTAAGCAGTGATAGAACCATCAACGTTGCGGGCTGTGTAAGATACATCAAATGTACCAGCCAAAGAACCGCTTGACAATGTTGTTACTGAAGCTGCTGTGAAAGTCAAAGTAGCGTCGAGTGTACCAATGTTGTTGAGGATAGCTGCAACGGCTGCAGATGCTACAAAAGCAATAGCGATAACACCGCCGGCTGCTGTTGGGGTGATTGTGCCTAATGTTGTAGTTGTTACAGCACCAGTTGTTGGGTTTGTTTGAGCGATTGCTACAGTGATAACACCACCAACTAAACCACCAGCGGCGGCAGTTTGGAACAGGCGAATGTTAGAGATTTGTGCGCCGGCTGGCAATACAAATGGGGTTGGAGTTGTTTGACCAACATCAGCAGTAGTAAATACTGTTGCTGTACCGGTTGTACCAGTGATTGGGTTTGTGATGTAGCTTTGTTGTGTGCAAGATACTGCGCCAGTGTTGTCTGGGGCGATTGTACCGTTGTTTGTTGGGTTATTGCGTTTGAATACGCGAATTGGGCCTGTGAATGTGCTTGACATTTTATTTCCTTAATCTCAGTGGGTATCCCAAGCTGTCTCTGAGTGCGTCTACCGGGAAGTGTCGGTCGTCAGAATGGGATAATTCTTCCTATACTTACTAATACGCTAATTCTTTAAAAAGCGCCCCAAAAAGCAAAAAACCCACCTTGTGGGTGGGTTTTTTGTATTTCGAGAGGTTTGGATTACAAACCAGCTGTACCGAAAATGTTACGTGCATCATGCCAACCGGTCGCATAGCGCTCAGTTGCTTTATAACGCATAGAATCAGTTTCGAAATCGCCTTCCATGGATTTCTCCATTGGACGACGCATAACGAGCATGAGACCATTTTCTGCATCAGTCTGTACCCACCAAGCCTTAGAAGAGCTCAAACGAGTAACAACGTGTGTGCCTTTTGGCAACATACCTGTTGACTTGATTGGGTTCAAATCGTTGTCGGCTGTACCAGAACGGAGAACAGATTTCAGAATTACTTCTGACTGGAACTCGAGTGCTGGAGGTACAACTAATTGCTCAGCTTTCAAGCGGATACGCTTACCGTTGTTGTCTACTGCAGAGCGGATCTGGATGAGCATTTGCTCAACAGAAGTTTGGCTCAATGAAGCAGCTGTAGACAACTGGTTAGAGTAAGAACCGCCGTTAGCGATTGGGTGAACTGTGTTGATCAATGTAACGCCGTCGCCACCTGTGTAGCCAGTTGTGAACGCGAAGTTCAACAAGTTAGCACACAAAGTTTCTTTAGTTTCAATCATAGACTGAGCTAAATGTTTTGCGAAAGTGCTGCCGATACGGATGTGATCGCCGTCTTCCATCAAAACTTTGGTCAAGGCGTATGCCAAGCCATAGATTTGGTAGATGAAACGTGTGATATACAACGTACCACCTTGATCGTAGCTAACTGGAGTGCCGTCAGGCATTGCAGGAGCTGCGTTCATACCGAAGAGCATTACTTCTTCATGGTAGTTACGTGGGATACCCTGGATCTGTTCAACAAATCCTTTCCATTCGTCAGCGCGTTGTTCATAAACGCCATCAAAGACTTCGTTGATAATCGGTTCGACTACCGCACGAAAGTCGGTACTACGCATTGGGGTTGCCATTGCTTATTCCTTTCGTATTAGATCGATACCGCTGGGGCAGCGAATGTATTGTTAGCGATTACAACTTGAACGATTGTGTAAGCATCGCCCCAAGCGTTTGTAACGCCTGCTGGGTATGCTACTTCACGACCGAGACCAACAACGCGAACTTGACCTTGAGCACCTGAAGCAACTGGAGTTGCCAAGAGAGCTGTAGTGGAGAAGCCTGCACCGCCTGTACCGATTGTGTAACCGTCAGTCACCAAAGAACCTGCTGTAGTATCAAAGTTGTACTCTGTACCGATAGCGCCAGTTGTTACAGAACCGTTGCACTGAATTTCATATACAAGAGCTGGGTCTTGGAAAATCCAGAATACGATTTGTGTAGCAGCTGCCAATGATGTAGCTGTGATTGATTTGCCTAATGTACGACGACCTTCAGAGGTTGTATATTCTACACCGTCGAAAGAGCCATAAACCTTGCCAGAAGCGGCAGTTTGGTTAGCAATTGTTAATTGACCTGAAGATGTCAACGCTACTGGAGTGTACTGGTAAAACGCAACTTGTGCGCCAGTCAAAGAGTAGGGTGCTGTGTATGTGGCACCGTTTGTAGTGTAACTGTTTGTTCCAACGAATGGAACAGAACGGTCAAGACCACTTGGGTGATACGCAGGCTTCAGACCAAAGGGTTGAAATACTGTAGACATAGTCTATTTTTCCTTTGTTTTTGAAGAATGTTAAGAGAAACGAACATTTTTGTTATTCGCTTTTGCGGTTTCTTTTTCCATTTCCAAGAGACCACCTTCGAGAACTGAACGTCCACCTTTATTACCTTGCGCTGTGTCGCGAACCTGCGCTGTAATATTGCGTTGGTGTTCAAGCGGATCCTCCAGATGGAGCATACGCATTACTTCTTGATAGATATCTTCTGGTAATTTAAAAAGTACCATTTCGTTACAACTAACACAGCCTTCAAACTTGCCTGAATTCATCTTGCCTAGTCCTTCAAAGCCTATTCCTAATTCTGAGGCTTTAACTGGCTCATAACCCAATGCCATACGTTTGTCGATACTGTCGTAAGTATTGGTTGTTGATAACCAACACAAGTGCATTCCAGGGATAATGCCACCTGGAAGTTCGGGCAACGCACTATTTGCCCACTTGTCTCTAAACGCATCAAGGCGTTCACGACGTGCAATGTCATCAGGAGCGGCCGTTGTAGTCCGCTCAATTACTTCTTGAACTCGATCGGCTAAGCGATCATCTAAGTCCCGTTTAATTCTTGTATTTGCCATGATAATTATTCCTTATTAGCGCGGTCATACGAGGCGTATGCGCGGATCATTTTGTTTCGTTTAGCTACGTCATCCCATGCACCAGCGTCTTTAATTGCCTGAACGCGCTCTCTGGAGAGAGTAATAGTCCCTGGCTTGGTGCTTGAGTCATTTGCTACTCGGCTAGAGGCTGTTGGGCCTGCTGAACGTTTGGCTGATTTTCCACCCTGCGATGTGTAGCGGTGTGGAAGGCGTGCTGATAAACGATTATCGAGTTCTTCCCAGTACTCCGGGTCACTTGGATCCCATCCGTCTGTTGCTAACTCTTGATCAATTACTTTGGCAATTCTACTATCTGTGTCGCGTGCCTGTGGATCGTACCAGCTGTTCTTTTTAAGCCATTTTGTTGCGTTGGCTTGAACTTCTGTGCTGATCTCGTTAGGTACGTTTTGCTTAGGGGTCTTTGCGGCCTCTAGCTGTTGTTTTTTGTAATGTTGAACCTGAGCCAAACGCTGTTTAGCATCTGTTAATTGCTCTAGGAACTCTACTTGACCAGCCATATCGCCATTTTGGGCAGCTTGTAGCATCTTCATCTTTGCATACTCGACTCGAGTGGCTTCGTCTTCCACTTGTTTGTCGATTTGTGCAAACTGATACGATGCGGCAGTGCTTTCTACGGCAGCTAGGCGTTTAGCCAGCTCTTCATTGCGTCGTTCAAGTGTTGTAATCTTGTTTTTAGCAGTTAGATCGCGCTGTTTCTTTAACTCTTTCTTGAGTTTGCGCTCTTCACGTCGTGCTTCACGAATTTTTTCACGTTCTTCGTCGTTTTCGGCGTTTTCGTCGTCCTCGGCGTCTTCATCTGCGTGCTCTTCGTGATCTTCGTCGTCGTGATCATCATTTTTATCTACTTTTTTGCCCTTTTTTACCTCGTCGTCCCCAATTTCTTCTGGGAATTCTACCTTGGCAAGGATTGAGCCATCCTCTTGTTCCCTAATAGGGACATCTTTTTCATTATCTGCCACAATTTTCTTTCAAAATTAGTCTACAAACGCCTTCATTTTCTGCGCATGTTCAAATGACTTGATGCGAGAAATGATTTCACGTGCCTGCAATGTGATGAATACTACTGCTGATCCATCGTCGCCGGGGTTAATAACAAAACGGTCACCACCGTACTTGATAGTACGTACTAGATCGCCTTCTTTGCACCATGGGCCTTCGACCCAATAGGACAATTCTTCGTCTAGGTTGCGGTATGCTAAGGGGCCAACTTGAACCACTTTAGCTACTGTCTCATTAAAACGTAACGTCTGTTTGGTCTCATCAACTAGGATGATTCCGCCCTTACTGGTTGTTTTCTCACGGCGTAGTTGAACTAAAACGCGATCACCAGCTACTTCTACTCCAGGGTCAATAACTGGAAAACACTCTGCTTCTGATCGTGTATCCGGCTCATCTGCCTGGTTGATATCAAATGCTGCCATCCGGCAACCTCCTATAACCTTTACAGGTCGTCTTCATCTTCCGTCAAAATTTCATTGATAATATCAAGCACTTCTTTAAAGCCCTCGTAACGTCCCACCATTCTCTGGTAGTCTTCAAACGAGTTGATATTATTTCCCGCAGTGACGGCTTCTGCGATTTTCTTTTGTTCATCTCGCGTACGCGAGATAATTTCTGATAAAAAGTCCTTCATAATCTTACTAATACGTGGGAGCGGATATTTCCGCCCCAAATATTAATAAAAGTTACCGCCGCCGATGTCGTTCAGGTTTTTATCTGGGCCAACTTTGCTAGACTTAACTTTGTTTTGGTTAAGAACTGCATTGTTTGCGCGCTTGGAACCAGAGGTACCAGCGTCAATTGTTTTCTCGCCAGGGCCGCCGCCAGAGCTTTGTGCGCCTGTTTGTTTGTAGGTTTGACGGAAACCTAATTCGTCTTTTGCCATTTTATTGTCCTTGTGGGGGTTGTGGTGCTGCTGCTTGTTGTTCTTGCATCTGAGCCATTTGTTGCTGGTGTTGCTGGTCAGCTTGTTGTAGGCCTTGTTGGTGCTGCTGATCTGCCTGCTGCAGACTTTGTTGGTGCTGCTGGTCTTGCTGTGCTAATTGTTGTTGACCTTTTTGAGCTTCAATCTGGGCTTGAACTTGCTGTGACTGTTGATCAAATTGTTGTTGCTGCACTGCTAATCCATGTTGACGGATATCTTGGTTAGCAGCTTGGATTGCTTCCATGGCAGATTGATCTTGCTCTGCTTCTAACTGAGCCTGGATCTGATCCATCTGCGCGCCTGCTGTGATCATTGCCACACGTTCTTTAGCAGCATTGTTGATGTTTGCCATCGCGATGTCTGTAGCATTGCGTTGGTTATCGATGCTGGTCTGTGTGCTGTACTTAGCTTGTAATTCTTGAACTTTTTGTTGCAATTCAGCAATCTTAAGCTGGTAAGTTTGCTGGTCTTGCTGCATCTCGAGCTGCATCTTAGCCTGGGACTCTTGTGACTTGCGTTGAGTCTCAGCCATCTGGGTCTTAAGAATAACCTGGGCGGTAGGATCAGACATAGCAGCAGACTGTTGCTGTTGTTGTTGGGCTTGAGCTACTTTTTGTGCCAATGCTGCAATTTGCTGCACGTACTGCGCCATGTTTTCTTTAGAGTCTTGATCAACCATTTGTGAGGCAAGGGCCAAGGCTTGTTGCGCTTCAAGGTCTAATGGATTTTCTTGGTGCAGATTTAATATATCTTTTCCACCCGATGCCTGCGCAACATACGCGCGCATAGACTGCAGGTAGTGTAGTGTTAAGTGTTGCTTGATGTGTTCCAGTGCATGTGGCGCAAAGACCGGGCCAATTACTGGGTTGCCGCCGTACGCTGGGTTCTCTGCGTACTCTAAGTGAACCTTAATGTGGGCGATATGGTCTTGGTCTGGGTACGCGGCAGCTGGTCGGCCCATGGTCATCGAGACGTTCTCAAGCGCTGGGTTAGACTCAGAAGCACCTAATGGGTTTGGTAATACCTCTTCGACAGCAGGAATCTTTAACTGATGCAACACGCGGCGATAAACAGCACGTACGTCAAACATGCCTGGAGGCGCAGATGTTGCCATCTGTAAGAGTGCCTGGTTCTGTGCTAAGCGCTGTGACTCAGAGAAGATGTTAGGATCTGAGACAGGGCGTACGTCTGAGTTGTATGCAAAGTCGCGAACTTCAATCTCTGTGCCAGACTGGTTGTCCATTTCGTCCAGGTACCAGTGATTGATACGGGAGATAATGGCCAGGGACTTGGCTTGTGAGCGGTGTAAGCGCGCATGAATGGAGGAGAATACCTTGGCACCTTGCTCGATCAGAGCCTGGGTTGTGCCAACTGGCATGTTGTTGTTTGCTTCGCCAATCTTTTCTTCGGCGGTAGTTACCACGCCTTTAGCGGCGTCAGTTAACCAGCCTAGCAAATTAAATAGAACGCTAGAAGGTTGGTTGAACGGCATTGGCATTGCAATCTTGCGAACGTCGTCAACGCCAGGGGCGCCTTCAATCTCTACTACTTGAGTAGGTTCAATTCGATCGCTTTGTCCACCAATTCGGCCACCCTTGAGTTTAAGAAGTGTTTGGCTGTTGTTGATATGAGCAGCGTCAAGTAAAGCGCGCAGAGCACCGGTAAGAGCAGCAGACAGGCCACCAATAAGCTGAGGAAGTCCAATAGCGTAAGCTCCGCGCCAAGGAATGAATTTAAACTCGACAAACCAATCCAATTTTTCGAGCTTTTCATCGCCTGATTCCCAGTTACGATAGAGTGCTAATACTTTAGAAGTTGTCTCATCGATAGTGAGGATGTATGGTGCGCGGCGACCTTGTGTCTCAGGGTCATCATCTAAACGCATGAAGCACGTCACTTCATAAATGCGGCGCAAACCATCAATATTTTTAGAAGGCATATCTTTGCCTTCAATCTTATCGTTAGCTGCTTCGGATCTAGTTTGCTCTGTTAGTGGTGCGTCTGATGTGTACTCTGAGTCGATATCGATGTAGATACCAGCCTCAACGCGTTGTAAGAATATGTCCTCAGTAATGTCTTGTACTTCAGTTACGCGCTGTGCGGTGTAGAAGTTGGTAGACGAGTACGGTAGGAGGATGTTGTCAATCGGCACCCACTCGCATGTTGGGCGCGCTTGCTCGGCGTCATAGCGCCATTTTAGGAACTGAGAACCGCCAAGAGGGAGTTGGGTCAGCAACTGCTCCATCTCATCTCGGAACTCAGGTATTTGTTCTGTGAGCTGCCAGTTCATAAATTCTACTTTACGATTGGCTGTCTCTTCTTTAACTCGGTCTGCTTGGCCCTTGATGTTTGACTTAACAATTCCATCGGGTGGCAATAATTCTCTGGTTGACGATGCCGCGAAATCTACGCAGCTCTCTGCCATTACTGGGTGAACAACTTTAGAAGCACCATCAAAAGTAGCGCCGCCAGGGGCATCCTTACCAAGACCAGTGCGACGTAAACCCTCTTCATACTGTTTATCTCGTTGTTTGCGGGACTCTTTGTCCACGTCAATAAAGTCAAGGTACTCAATCGCAATAGATTGTAAGTCGCTTTGATCAAACACTTCTGCTAAGTTGATGTAAAACTCTGGTGATTCTTTTGGGCTGTATTTAGGTGTAAAGTTGACGCTTACTGAGCCATCTTCATTCTCAATAACTTCTTGCTCTGCATCGTCCTCGTCTAGCCCGAGCTCGTCTTCAAATGCTTCCATCTCCGCGTCTTGATCTTTTGCGTCATGGATTTCTTCTTCACGGTCTAAGCCGGGAAGGTTACTGCCTGTTTGAATCGGTAGTCTTGGATTTGCCATAGATTATTTATGTTTTTTGCGCGGGGTTCTATTGGCCGGCAATGGGGAATAGGGTGGACATAATTGAGTCCTTATTTTAACTAATACGCTAATTGAGTCTAATCCGCCCTACATAGAATATGGATTTACGAACTTATTCCTTATTGCGTCATCAGAATAGTCATAGTCACGTGCGGGCAGGAAATCGAGCTGAATCCAGCCAGAATCACGCAAAACACGCAAGGCCTGGGATAGGGAGTCCACGTAGTCATCATGGCCACCGGCTTCTGGGAACGAACATACCTGGCGCAAGAATCGCTTGGCCCATTCGGCAAAGTCGCCCTTAACCTTGGAGTCTTCTGGTATGAAGACCTTGCCCTTGGCAACGAGGGGCGCCACAATGTTTAATCGCTGTACCTTATCCGCGCGCCCGGGGTTGTAGCCACGTACGGGCACACCAGAGCCCTGGAGCTCTTGTATAAGGGATATACCAGCACTCTTGTCTTCCATGAGGATCAGGTCCGCTTTACGGCCCTTACCGAAGTCGTTATCGGCGCCGTACACGACCTCCTTAAAGTCATCGATGACCTTGCGGCGCAGCTGTGGGTAGGCTAAATGCTGGTCCCACGCATCCAATAGGATGATGGACGTACCAGCATCTTCTTGCTCGAACACACCCCAGACTGTGCATGCAGTCGGGTCGTTCATGGTCTTTTCGCTGGTCGCCGGATCATACGAGGCGATTACGTATTCTAAGATTGGCGTCGGCCTGTTGGCCGGCCACATCTTGAACTGCTTGCGCTTGATGATACCAGACGCTTCTGGGTCGAGGATTTCTCCGTAGATCTCCTGTCTGCCGATGTCTGTGCCGTCGTAAGTCTCGAGCTGTTTGAAGAAGGTCTCGGATAGGTTGGCTCGGTTGTCAAACGATGAGGCGTTGACCATGTAGACGTCGCCACCAATTTTTCCTTCGGCCAGGTCGACGATGAGTTCTTTTGGCTTAGGGGTGGTGGTGATGATTTGCTGGACTCTTGGGATCCTAGGATCCTTAAGTCGCAAAGTGAACTGGACACCATCGTATGCGTCGTCGAGATAATCGAAGGCGCACAGCTCGTCAAACCAGGCCCCGTGGTATTGTTTACCACGATATCGCTCTGGCTCGGAGGCGGGGATTCCCTGGATGATTGATCCGTTGGTGAGGGTAATCTCAAAGAGGGACTTGTTGTAATCGCGGATAAGTGAGGCGGGAATGATATTGAGAAGTCCGGAGTCTCCCTCAAAACAAGTTGCACGAATATCATTGGAGGTTGGGGCAGTAACGAGCCAGCGTGTGCCCTCGTACTTCCAAGCGCGAATACCAATCCAATGAGAGGCAGTATGAGTCTTACCAGATCCACGACCGGCCAGCATAAGGAACGTGTCATACTCGCCATCTTCGGGTTCTTTTTGGTGCGGGAGGGCCTGCAGGCTCCATTTGACCTGCCACATGACGGAATCGAGTTGTTGCTTGGGCCAGTGTTTGTGTGCATCGGCGAACTTCTTTAAAGTAAGTTCCTGCTTTGGTGTTAAAGACATGAGATAAATCCTTCCCCGACTAAGAAGCTCTTATCAGCTCCTTCGGTTTCTATATGAACGCACATCTGTGGTTCAATTTGTTTTACGTGCTCTATGTAGCGCCGGGCTTGGTGGACCTTGAGCTTAGGTGACTCTTGGTGCTCCATGAGTTTGAGGCGGCTTCTAAATGTCAGTGTGTACTCGTTAAAGTCTTCCCGGTACGCCATGTTGGTCTTAATGCCTAGTGATTCCACAAGGCCCTGGATTTGGCGCATTAGCTGGGATACTTTTCCCGTAATACGAAATGTATCTGACTGTTTGTTATACTGGCTGCGCTTGGCGTACAAGATACCAGAGAGCAGTTCAATACGCTGCTCGGGCGCGGCTAGTAGGTAGTTGTTTGGGATTCTGGTCGGCACGTTGGGGATGAGCTGTGACTCAACCGTCGGCTTGGTGCTGTAGACCCGGATGTGGATCTTTTTGTCACGCCAGGAGGTTAGCAAGTAGCCGCAGTCCTTGAGCTTTTGGGTGACATACTCGGTGTGCGCCTTGGGGATCTTGATGTGGTTCTTGGGGTTCTTATTGATGAACCAAAAGCCAAACACAAACGGGTGGACTGGTAGGTCCTGGTGCGACAGGGCAATAGGCTGGGTCGATGGTACCGAGTACAGCAGTGAGTTGTTTTTTCCACGTAGCGGGGCGTCTACCAGGTCCTGCATGGTTAGTGGTCGCAGTGGGCGCCTGAACTTATGCACACCCTTGTAGGTCACCAACCTGTTTCGGTACTTGGGGTTTTCTGTGGGTAGCGCCAGGTGTTTGTCACCAGAAATTGTTAGGCCATCAGATAGGGTGACTCGGTAGCAATCTTGGGCATAGTACTCTTGGACCAAGGTGACTTTGGCTGGTTGGCCAAATCGGTCAAATACGTAATCTCCTACCTCAATCTTGGAGGCAGGTTTCCAGTAGTTATGGGTTAGTACTTTTTCTGTTGCTAGTATCGCCATGGTAGTTTTCTCGGACCCATTGGTCCAGGTAGCACCCTAACGGCGCCCGAATGTTGTTTTGAACGGAGTACGGCAGTTTGGCTATGTTTAAGACTGCCTTGGTGCTGGCCAGTCTAAACTGCAGGTACTTGGCGGTTTCTTTGTCCAGGATATTAGACGAGACATCCACCGTGTCAAAGTTGTACAAATCACATACCAAGATTCGCAAGCCCTTAAACTCACCGGCCGCATTTTCCAGTGCGCCTTGGATTTGGTAGATGTATTTGTCCATACTCCCACTAATACGCAACTGGCGTAAATAAGCCCCAAGGTTTTGAAATATTACAACTTGTCCGGACAATCTGCATGGGTTGTCTGGGTTGCGAGGCTTATTCCAGTCCCCCCATACCCCCCTTATTATTTTTAAAAAATTATTTTAAAAAAATTAAATAAAGGGTTACAACCCAGACAACCCATGCAGGGCGGCTGTAAGTCATTGATTTTGTTCAACGCAAATGATAATGATTCTCATTTACTTTTTAAAAAAATTTTAAAAAATTGGTTTTGCACGAAAATGGTGCATTTTGTAAGAGCTTGGGGTCTATGGGGCCCCCGGCGGCGGGTCGGCGTACAGGACCCAAATAGGGGATGTGGTATATAAACAACACCCCGTCAAGGAAAAGGAGGGCCAACGTGACAATTTGCCTATGTCAATAGGTATATACCCTATGTGTTGTGCCAATACAACACTGTGGTATACAAACAACAAGGCAACATGACACGCGCCCAAGCGCAGGCGCAGATGAGAATGCGTCTCATTCGCATCTAGGCCAACGTTCCACATTGCGGCATTGCATCTCACAATGTGGAATGCAGACTATGCACCAATGTGGTGCGTTGGTCAGTGCACCAATGTGGTGCATTGGCATACTGGCTATTAGGGTAAACACCTATTGACGGATAGGAGGGGCAAGAAGGGGCCTAGGAGACGAGCTGATGTGAGATGAGGGGTAGGTATCATCTAGGTGGAGAAGTCTAGTGATTGATATACTGTGTGGGCTCACAGGGCACGCGTACGCGAGGTGGCTAATTGGAGGGTGGGCGAGTGTTGGCTATTAGTCACAGACCACGCAGTCCCACAATAACCCACATAACCCCACAAT